CCCTTCCTCAAAAAATTTGAGAGCACTGTTCGATGCTGTACTCAGAACGGCATCAGGGGTGGATCAGCAACTGTCCATTTTCCTATCTGGCACCAAGAGATCAGAGACATCCTCGTCCTCAAAAACAACAAAGGAACAGACGACAACAGAGTCCGAAAGTTAGATTACTCTATTCAGTTAAGTAAACTATTCTATGAAAGGTTTATCAACAATGAAGAAATTACTCTCTTCTCTCCACACTCTGTCCCTGGCCTTTATGATGCTTTTGGTTCCGATTCCTTTGACGCACTCTATGTTGATGCGGAAAATGATCCAAACATCCCCAAGGAAAGAGTAAGCGCCCAAGAACTATTCATGGATCTCCTTAAGGAGAGGGCAGAGACAGGACGTATCTATATCATGAATATAGATCACTGTAATACTCATTCCTCCTTTAAGGATCAAGTTTATATGAGTAACCTCTGTCAGGAGATTACTTTACCTACAGATCCTATCAATCATATTGATACCCCAGACGGTGAGATCGCCTTGTGTATCCTCTCTGCAATCAACGTTGGTACACTTCGTAAGGTTGAAGACCTTGAGGAACTATGTGATCTTGCTGTTCGTGGTTTAGAAGAGTTAATTGATTACCAACAGTATCCAGTTAATGCCGCTGAGTTAGCCACAAAGGCGCGTAGATCCCTTGGCATCGGTTATATTGGTCTCGCACATTATCTTGCTAAGCATGGGTGGAAATACGACTCACAGGACGCCTGGGATGCGGTACATAAACTCACTGAATCTTTCCAATATTATTTGTTGAAATCATCTAATCAAATTGCGAGAGAGAAAGGACAGTGTGCCGATTTTGGACAGACTAAGTACTCTGAAGGTATTCTTCCAATCGATACATACAAAAAGGATGTAGACGATATTACTAAGGAGGAGTATCAACATGACTGGGATAGTCTCAGACAGGACATCCTTGAACACGGACTCAGACATAGTACTCTATCTGCTCAGATGCCATCCGAATCCTCCTCGGTTGTATCCAATGCTACGAATGGCATTGAGCCACCCAGAGATTATCTCTCAGTCAAGAAGTCTAAGAAAGGACCTCTCAAACAAATTGTCCCAGGCTATCCACATCTCAAGAGTGGTTACACGTTGCTTTGGGATATGTCTGGGAATACTGGGTATATTAATGTTGTTGCTGTTATGCAGAAGTTCTTCGATCAAGCGATTTCTGGAAACTGGTCCTATAATCCGCAACATTACGAAGATTCTGAAGTTCCTGTTAGTGTAATGGCACAGGATCTTTTGACGACATATAAGTATGGATGGAAGACTTCATACTATCAGAACACTCATGATCAAAAGAGTGATGAAGCAGTTGAAGATAAGAAGGCTGCATTAGAGCAGTTACTTACCGATATAGAAAACCAAGTGGAGGAAGATTGTGAGTCCTGTAAGATCTAAAGAAGACCGTAACTTCGAAATCTCTCTGCCTAAGGGCATGACAGTATTCAATAAGAATAAGGTCGATAACAAGACTCAACCTATGTTTTTTGGAGCTCCTCTGGGAGTTCAACGTTATGATTCTTACAAATATCCTTTCTTTGAAAGGTTGACCCAGCAACAACTGGGATATTTCTGGAGACCTGAAGAGGTATCACTCCAGAAAGATCGGTCAGATTTTCATTCATTGCGTCCTGAACAGAAACATATCTTTACTTCTAACTTGAAGTACCAGATACTTCTTGATTCTGTTCAAGGTCGTGGTCCTAGTATGGCATTCTTGCCTTACTGTTCTCTGCCCGAATTAGAAGCATGTATGGAAGTGTGGGGATTCATGGAAATGATCCACTCACGTTCGTATACTTATATTATTAAAAATGTTTACTCGGATCCCTCGGAAGTTTTTGATACAATCTTAGATGACGACAAGATTCTTTCTCGTGCTAAGAGCGTAACTCGAGCATATGATGACTTTATTAATGAAGCCCAAGAATATGGGCAAAGTAATCAGTGGAGACCAGACTGGAAAGGGAGTCCCAGCGTATCATGGTCAATACATGAACTCAAAAGAAAACTCTACAGAGCAATCGCAAACGTCAATATTTTGGAAGGCATACGATTCTATGTGTCATTCGCGTGCTCATTTGCATTCGGAGAACTCAAACTCATGGAAGGCTCTGCTAAAATCATATCCCTCATCGCAAGAGACGAAAACCAACACTTAGTTCTTACGCAGAATATTTTGAACAAGTGGGCAGAGGGTGATGATCCAGAGATGTTAGAGATTGCAAAGGAAGAGGAAGAAAATACTATAGACATGTTTAAGAAAGCTGTTGAAGAAGAAAAAGAATGGGCTGAATATTTGTTTAAAGATGGTAGTATGATTGGCTTGAACGACAAACTCCTTACACAATATGTGGAATGGATTGCTAATCGTAGAATGAAGACGTTAGGATTAAAGCCCATCTACGATATTCCTCTTAAAAATAATCCTTTACCTTGGACAGAACATTGGATTAGTTCCAAGGGTTTACAAGTTGCACCACAAGAAACAGAAGTAGAATCTTATGTTGTGGGTGGCATCAAACAAGATATTAAGAAAGATACATTTGCTGGATTTAAACTGTGACTGAAGAAGAACTGAAACTACGTCAACAAGTTATTTCAATTCTTTTGAAAAGATTTGGAAATGAATTAGACGGAAATGGAATGCCGAAATATAGTGGTAAGTCTATTTACGAATGCGCTCATGACTGGATCAGTCAGGGCAACGTGTCTACATCAGGGCTTGTCAAATATTACGAAGCGTACTATACTGGCTCTAAATAAGCCGTTTTGGTACAAAAGTTATGTCTTTTAAAATTCCAAGTTTTAATAGTATCGCTAATGTCCTTGCATCATTATCTGCTGTAGGACTTGCTGGTATTATTGGTACTGGTACATATGTTTATGTAAACCGTCAAGCCATTATTGATGAAGTAAAGGAACAGGCCATTGAAGCTGTTCTAGGTGGAGGTTTTGGTGGTGCTGGTTTAGGTGGCGATTTACCTGTCGGTGCTCCAGATCTTGCTAATCCTTCTTTCGGTCCTGATCAAGCTGCTATGCCTTCTCCAGACCCACAGATGGCGCCAATGGCACCACCACAAACTGATACTTTCTAAGGTAAAATAGATTAAGGTGACTATATAGATTAGTCACCTTTTTCTCATGCCCGAAGAAATTAAAGAAGAGAAGAAACCAGAGAAACCTAAGAGTGTCTTAGGTAAAATCAAAGATAAGATCATTCCAGATCAAGAGGAGCAAGCTGCTATCATTAGTACATTTGTTCGCCTTGGCGTTTTGGTGTGGTCGGGCGGAATATTGACATTAAATTACGTAGCCATACCTGGCATTCCGCAACAGAAAATAGATCCAACATTTATAGCCTCAGTTTTTACTGGCGTTTTGGCGAGCTTTGGCATTCAAACCGCATCTAAAAAAGGTGACGGTACTATGAAAATGAATGGTGGACCTGCACAAATATCCAAACAGGATATGGAGAAATTAATTGAGAAGGCTGCAAACACAGCACCAGCACAGACGATAAGAATCGAACAAGCTCCAATGGTAATTGCTCCTTCGAATAAACCACCTACTGCATAATGAGAAATGGTTAAGTGGATTGGTATAGGTCTAGGAACTCTTTTAGGCTTATCGCATATTGGTATGATAGGAATGATCGCAAGGAAATCTGATTTCCCTGTGGTTAATGTTCCTGTTGGACCATATACATCTTATGAAGTAACTGCTGGTAAGGATGGTTATAATATTAGATATCGTGCAAACGATCCCAAGGTGATGCATGTGGAACGGGATGTTAAACGAAAAGGTGGCTTTCTGGGATTGGGTAATAACACAACTAAGATTAGAGAACAATACACGATGGAGGGGGCTCTCCATATGGATCCAAGAGGATCTGTTTCAACGACCAATCCGTCGGGAAAGTCCGTTGAATGTATCGAAGCAATCGGTGCAGGAAAAGGAACAGGAAGGATGGTCGGTGCAAGCGTTGGTGCTGCTGTTAGTCCTAGTCTTGCCTCTGTGCCTTTTGTTGGTTGGGTGCTTGCTGGTGCTGCTACAATGATGGGTATGGATCAAGGTGCTGAGATTGGTGGTACAATGGTAGAAGGATTAAGTCCAGAGTGTGAGGAAGATGTTACTAAGTGATTTCCTAATCTGGATTTCTTTACCATTTGTAGTGGTAACCCTATACTTCGGAACGAAGGGCGGATATTATAATACGAGTAAATATACAGGAGATGGCTGCGCCCACGACGTAAAACGATGACTTTTCTAATTTCCTTAATGTCCTTTGCAAATTTTGTATTCTATCCTTTAGTGATAGGTACAATCATTGCTGTGATTATTGAACAGATCTTAAGACGTGTTGGTAATGAAGATGTCTATGATGATGTTCAAATGGTTAATCGTGCTATGGCAGTACGTAAGTATCTCTATAGACAAGCATGGATTTTTAATCTTATTTGGTTCGTGTGTTATTTCATATTGATGTTTACCGTAGGAAGACAAGCACCTCAACAGATGCCTGATATGATATGGCAGGGGTAGAATTAAATGACGTAAATGTCAATGCAGTACTCGATGAGATACGCCCCTATGTGGAAATGGATGGTGGGTATCTTGAGTTTGTTGCGATAGATTACTTAAAGGAAGGACCTATTGTTATGGTTCGACTACTTGGTGCATGTGCTAGTTGTGCCATGAGTTCTCAGACAATGAAGATGGGCATTGAAAAATTAATAAAAGAAAAATTTCCTGAAGTGTTAGAAGTTGTAAACGTGTGAGAACCCTAACCAAATTAGGTAATAATTCCTAATTTTTCAAATAAATATCGTTGTAGTATGGGATTGAAAGATCATGCCCCTGACTCAACAAAAGCATTACACTGTAGGTTATCACGATACAGAGCTTCATTGTCACGAGATCTGCGAATACGCAGAGAATGCCTATGAAGCCAGACTAGAAGCTATAGAAGACGTACCGTATATCCACGCTCACCCGAACTGTATAAATTACATTCTTGCAGCAGAGTGAAACAATGGCTGCTGCTATTATCCTAAAAGTCTACATTTGGTGTATAATATTTGCATCACTTGTTAACCTCTATTTTTTGGCATAATGAAATTTTTAATTACTCTATTCGCTACACTATTTTTTGCCTTACCTGCATGGGCAGTCGAAGTAACTATGGGTTCAGGCGGTAACCTAATCTTTGAACCAAACGAGATTAGTATTTCTGCTGGAGACACAGTTACATTTACCAACGGAGACCTACCACCACATAATATGGTAGTAGAAGGTCATCCAGAACTCTCACATTCCGATCTTTCTTTTGCGGCTGGTGATAGTTTTGATGTCACATTCCCAGAGGCGGGAGATTATAATTTTCAATGTGAACCTCATGCTGGCGCTGGTATGAGAGGCACGATCCATGTCGGGTAACTACGTTTGGTCAGTAAATATAATGTGTGCAATCCTCGTCCTTGCGGTGGGGGTTGCTCTTTACTACATATTCATGTACGATACATGGTATCCGAATGAGCAAAGTGAAGATAGCGGTTTTGGAAACCAAGATAGAACGCTTGGTGGAGAAACAGAAGGAGCTCACTGAAAGAGTTCGTACTAATGAAAAATTCATTGCGGGTGTTGGTGCTATTGCAACCGTAGCAATTACATTGCTTGGTTTTGTTGGTGGTGCAGATGCTTCAGAGACAACTGGTTTTCCTAAATCTGGTGCAGAATTGATCCAGAGGATGAGAGAATGGGAGTCCGAACAGAATCGTACTCCAGTCGATGAAGATCTAAATAGAGCACTAGCAGAATTAGAAAATGAACCCACCGAGCAGGAAGAGTTGTTACAACTTCCGTGTGACGAAGATCAAGAAAGTGATCGATGGAGACACGATAGATGTGGAGATCGACCTTGGCTTCGATCTGAAGAAGACGGAAAGAGTCCGAGTGGCGGGAGTGGACACCCCAGAAAAAAGAACCCGTGACCTCGAAGAAAAAGTCCTCGGTTTGGATGCAACTGCGTGGCTTAATGAAAAACTTAAGAGTACTGTGGCAGGCGAAGACGATTTAATTATTCGCACAGAAATTAAGGGCGGGGTCGGTAAATATGGCAGATTGTTAGGTTGGTTATATATTGGTGATCAAGCACAATCAATCAATGAAATGATGATTGATGAGGGTTATGCCTGGGCATATGATGGTGGTACTAAGAAGAAAGACTTCGAGGAACTCCGTGAAATTCGTAGAGCACACGGTACTTTAGACGAAAGTTAATGGAACTAAGAGATACTGTCACTGGCATTACAGCAGCCGCAGTAGTGGGAACTGGTACAATCGTAGGTGGAGGACAAGTCCTCGACAATATGAATGACGGTCCTCAGAAAAGAAGAGAAGCAGAACTCACCGAACTACAACTGATAGTTCGGGAAGAGGTTCGTAGTGCTATTAAAGATGCATGGCCTAAAAACTCTGGCCCAGTTATGAATATTGGACCTAATCCTAATGGTAACTATAGAGAGATAGTAAATCCTAACAATAAAACTAAGTAGAGTTTAAGGTCTATCTAAATAAATCAGTTTGTCTATAGTTAAGATGACCGCACTGATTGATCCCCAAAAGTATAGTGAGACCGTTGACCTATTGAGGTCATTTTTTTTGTCTAAAAATTTTCTTGAAGTTCATACACAAAACCGTCTAAGTATACTTGCTGCTTGTGAAGATCCAGAAACAGTAGCAACATACAATTACGAAGGTAATATTTGGCCACTACCACAGACAGGTCAAATGTGGTTAGAATATGAATTACTATCCAACCCTTCTGCGGAAGGGTTTTTCTGTGTCTCGACCTCATACAGAGCAGAACCTAACCCAGTTCCAGGCCGACA